TGTCCCAATTGTTCCAGTTAGCTGGAACACAGTATTATCTTGATTGATCAAGACACCATTGCCTACTATACTGCCCGATAGAAACCCACCGCTACCATCCGATAATTGCAATGAGCCACTTGAACCTGTAGACTCTAAAACTCTAACAGCTGACATACTAACCTAAAACGCAACAAAACAAAGATTGTAAAAAATCTTACTAAATAATAATTATTCTGCTCGGTAAGTTAAATCTCAATTAGATTTCTTTTAGCATCTTATTTATATCTAACCCAGCACAGTCAATTTTTCGTTTAGTTAAATGATAATGACTCACAAAACCTTTAAAACGATTTGCTGCAGCTGATGTTGAAACTTTCTTAAGAGTATTTCCATCATTATCTAATGGGCACTTTAGAGGTATGCCAATTCCTTCATGACATGCTGCCCAAAGAGCTTTGAGTGCTTCTAATTGTACATCGTAAAACCCTAAGAAGGGATCCATTACTCGGCCGTGCACGTATTCATCAGATATTATCGGACGTTCCCCAAAGCCATTTTTTGTATACCAGTTCTGGTACTTAGGATAATATGCGTTTGTTAATTCAACGCCAATAGAACTATGATTCCACTTTTTAGATCCGGCATGCCATGCAGCATGGTTTGTGTCAATAAGCTGATATATTGTTCCATCGTTATCGATTGCAAAGTGAACTGATATACCTCTTTTGTTTAAGACTCTTACACAGCTTTCACTATTAAGACATACATCCCAGTGATTGACAAAAAAATCTATTTTTCTCTCAGTAAAGTAAGGTGTGTATTTTCCTGCACCTAACTTTAAGCCTCCATCATCATCCCACAATACAACTTTATCCCATTTGATGGGTAGGAATGATCCTCTGTGCACGATGTATGCTTTATCCTTTTTCTTAATATCAAAAGGAATGTATCGACCTATATCATTTTCACGTTCGGTATATACCCTTCTATAAGTTCCAGGACCACATAGCCCATCAGCTTTCAATCCATTCTTTTTCTGCCATTTAGCAATTGCTTTTGTTAGATCATCATCAAACTCTTTTTCACCAAACCAAGACGGATCCCATCCAAGATTTGAAGCTGAGCTTTGATTATAAAATACTTTATCCATTGTCACCTCTAATTCGTTGTCGTATCATTTCAATTATTTTCGGATCTGTAATACCTGTTGCTTCTGTGAATTCTTCCGGAGAAGCAGTGGGTAAAAAATTACGAAGTTCTGTTCCCGAGCTTTCAACACCATTTGGTAGAATATATTCGACATGAGGAGCCACAGCTAAATAACCGTGCTTCGTTCCGTCAGCTAGCATATTTGTAGGTGTATTTGGAGGTTCAAACTGAAAATAAGTTGGTGTACCCTTCTTCGTAATCCCTGGTGTAAAACGTGGATCTTCTTTCTGATCCTTGTCACCTACGACATAGTATATAACAACATCTTCAAGTGTCAATCCTCTTTCTGCAAGAACAGCCTTGAGATTAGTCCATGTTGCATGTGCATAAGGCACCTTTGTATTGATGAACTTCTCTTCTGGTATACCGTACGACTGAGCAATCGCTAATTTCTCTTCAAATGTAAACGGTGATTTTGGAGGCCTAACACTATCTGATGAGAGTATCCAGCTATTGTTATAGCCAAATGTTTTGATCATCCATTCGTATGTATCTTTGTGATGCTTTCCCATGGGTTGAAAGCGCCCAGGATAGACTGCGATAATTTTACGTCCTTCATTTGGCGCTGATTCTTTAATTAAGCGCATAAGCTGCCTGTGTGTTATTCGCATTCTATCCCTCCTTCGTATAATTATTACATTTAATTAGAACTTACTCAAAATCTACATCAACACTGACATTAATTGAAAGTATTGGTACTCTTAGCTGATTTGCCAAGCCGATTTTCTTTGCTTCTTTAGCATCAAGATACCAATCTGCATGCCCTTTTGTATGAATTTTTTTAAGAAAATACTCATCTGATTTTCCGATATTTCTAGCCATCATTTTAAACACTTTATTGTTTAATCGTTCTGCTTCTTCTGTTGATACTTTCATCTCTTCTATTTTGCCTATAGCACCTGCTGACACATCATGGATCATGACAGTTGCATCAGGATCCATGTATCTTAATCCTTCTTCGCCAAAAGAAAACAATATAGCACCGCAACTCATAGCTTTTCCTTGGACAATTGTAGCAACAGGAAGTTCAGAATTCTTAATCTCTGATATCATTGATAGAAGCGAGTATACTCTCCCACCATAAGAATCAATAACGACAGGAATTATTTTTTGTCCAGTATTATGTGCTAGTGCCATTTTATCAGAAAATTCTTTTGCTGAATCTTCTGTGAATTTATTAACTTTAATGATTACAGGATTTCTATGCAACTCAATCTCCTTAATTAGTGATGACTGTTCAAATTTCCAACGCATAACTTATCTCCTTTTTAAATTGTGTATTCTTATTATAATACTTTTAATTAATATTTACATGTTTCATTGGTAATTGTATAGGTAATATTAAGGTGATAAATAGATGGGAGCTATATTGCAGTTTGCATTAGGCTGGTTGTACGGACATATATTTGAGTATATAGCCCATAGATACTTACTACATGGTAAAAAACGATTTAAAAAACTATTTCGAAATCATTTTAAAAGTCATCATAATATTTCTAGAAAAAATAAAATGTATGATTCGAGTTATGAGAATCTACTTAGTAGTAAATTTGAAGTTTTGTCTCTTATTTTAACTTTAGTTTGTCACATACCAGTACTTTTATTTGCGCCGTATTTTTTTGTAGCAGTTTTATGGTCAGTTACTTCTTATTATATACTTCACAAAATTTCGCATATCAATACTAGCTGGGGCAAAAAATGGCTCCCGTGGCATTACGAACATCACATGGGAAAAAATCAACATCTAAACTGGGGTGTCAGACTCCCATTGATTGATAAGTTGCTTGGGACAAGCAGTTATTAGCTATCGACCTTGCGGAGGCTCAGTTTTGTCAGAATTATTATTCATCCAAGTAGGCGGTTCTTCTTCTGCCATTAAAGCTTCTAGACTCTTATAACCTTTTGGTGTAGTTGTCTCATCTGGATAGTCAGCCCGGGGGACTGTTTTATCAAACATAAAACTTAAATCACTGCCTAGCTCTCGTCTTCGCTGTTCAATATCTGATGGTCGCTGTGCTTGCTGCAACTCGTCTTCAGGTGTAATAGGTTCAGTCTTGAACTCTAAAGGTTCATGATCATTATAATCTACACTAGATTCTCCTCTCTTTGGATCGGGAAAATCTCTAAATTTAGATTTGTACTTGATCTTATCTGAGTCTATATTTGAAATAATGTCACTCAATGTTATAAATTCACTTGGTTGTTCATCAATAAAATCTTGTTCTCCAAATTTAATAGTAGAGTTGTTGCCATATTTAGAAGTTACTGTATTTTCCAAGTACTCTTTAAAGTCATCCATTGCTTGATAATATGACCCTTTATGAGCTAGCTCTTTAGCTAGATCTGGATACTGCCCACTCATAATCTTCTGTTGATGCTTAAGTTTTTCATCATAGACATCATTGTAGTAACCTTGTAACTGCAATCTTAAATTATTGTTTCCCAATACACCGTCAGCATTTACTGCTATTCTTTTGCCGTCATTATCTATATAATCGATTGTAGCTTCAAGAATTAAATTTCTAAGCTGGCTTCTCGTTATTCTCATAAAAAATCCTTTTAACAATAATTATCTATTATTAAAAGGAATTACAAAATAAAAGATACTAACCATCATCACCAATTGCCTCAACCGGGCAATTTTCAAGTGCTTCGTAACACTTATCTAACTCTTCTTCGTTTTCTGGCTGCTTGTAACATATGTCATGATCATCATCATCACTTACTTTAAAATTATCAGGTGCTGCATCTGAGCATACTGAGCATAGAATACACTCACGATCAACATAAAAGGATACTTTCTTTCCTGCTATTATTGTAAAACCATCGACATTGTCATGCCACTTGTCGTTTTTATCAGCCACACTTACCAAACCCACACGATTTACAAGTTATACAACCTTCTTGATATGCGAGTGAGTCTTTAGCCCCACATGATGGGCAATCTTTGTCACCACCAATTGTACCATCTGGTATATACTTCTTAAGACATCTTGCTATAACCTTAGAAAAAGAGAACATATCTGCTTCTTTATCCTTATGAAGTTGCTCAACTACATACTGAATTGGTGCGCCGTGTCTTAAGCTTAGAGAAAGAAATCTAGTATAGCCACTATGATTAGGGTTATCAAATACTGATACTACATCTTTAATTGCAAACTCATCATCACCTTCACCACAAAAGAGGTCATATTTGGACAATACGGACTTTCTTGGTCGTCGCCTTATTTTACCATATTTATGTTTTTTAGGTATCTCTACATATTGACTAAGACCCCCTATTACCTCATATGGTCTTCCTTGTAACAAACCAATTAGTATTGTCCACTTTTCGCCTTTAATATTTACATGATGTATCTCACAATCTAATTCTTCAGGTCTCTTTGGTGCAGAAACGTCAATAAATGGCATATCGTCGCGTGTATAGTTTTCCCCAGGTTTATCATCAGCACTTACAAGAACACCGCTTCTCGATCCATCTCGATAAACTGTGACACCTTTACAACCTGTTTCCCAGCCCATCATGTAGATATCTTTCACAGTTTCAACATCAATATCAGCAGGTAGATTTGTTGTATTAGATATTGCGTGGCAGATCCACTTCTGAGCTGCGGCTTGTAATTTAACTTTAGCTCTCCAATCAATCTCATTAGCAGTTGCACCTGCATAAGGAGAAGCTTCGATTGCTAATTTTAGATCTTCTGGATCGTCTTGCATTTTCCACCAAGGGTCTGTCTTGTTGATCCACTCTCCAAATTTATGATGGTACACATTAAATTCTGTCCACTTGTCACCAACATCATCAATAAACATTACTTCTTCGTCACCTTGAACTTTTTTACGACGTTTATAATAAAGCATAAATGCAGGTTCAATACCACTTGTTGTTTGAGTCAAACAAGATACAGATCCAGCAGGTGCTGTCGTTGTGTTTGCGATATTTCTACGACCGTACTCTTTGTACATTTGCTTAATGTGTTCATCAGCTTGACCGATGACACGATCTAAAAATGGATGATTTTCCTCTAAATTGTAGTTAAATATCGGAAAAGCTCCTCTCTCTTTGGCTAACTTAATTGATGTTTCGTAAGAATTAATAGCTAACCATCTATAAATTTCTTCAACTGTTTCAATTGACTTATCAGATCCATATTGTATATTTAACATTGCTAGGGCATCGCCTAATCCCGTAATTCCTAGACCTGTTCTTCTACCCTTTAATGCTACATCTTTAATTTTCTTCCAAAGGTTTCTTTCATAATACTTTACTTCATCAGGTTCTGGATCTGCTTCTATCTTTGCCAGTATCTTATCAACCTGCTCTATTTCCAAGTCAATCATATCATCCATTAGTCTTTGTGCTTTTCCTGCTATTGATCCAAATTTTCCAAAATCAAATTTTGCTTCCGGAGTCCATGGATTATCTACAAAGCTAGTTAAATTAACAAGCATTAATCTGCAACTATCGTATGGAGACAAGATAATTTCTCCGCAAGGATTGGTTGAAACAGACCCAAAACCTTCATGTTCGTAAATATCAGCAGGTGTCATTCTTTTCGCTGTATCCCAAAACAAAATGCCGGGTTCAGCAGAGGCATGTGCGCCCTCTGTTAATGCATTCCAAACTTCCATTGCATAGACATCAGTGTTAACAATTTCCGGATCAACAGAGTCTACCGGCCATCTTTGTTGATATCTTTGCCCTAGTTTTACTGCGTCCATAAACTCATCTGTAACGCGTACTGAAATATTAGCACCTGTTACTTTTTTTAGATCGCGCTTAATTTTAATGAAGTCCATGACTTGCGGGTGATGCACGGATATAGTGAGCATTAGTGCTCCTCTTCTTCCTCCTTGTGCAACCTCACGGCATGTGTTAGAGAATCTTTCCATAAAGACCTCGATACCGTCTGTAGTTTTAGCAGCGTTAGCAGTGGAAAGCCCACGAGGTCTAATAGTTGATATGTCAAAACCAATCCCACCTCTTCTTTTAGCAATCTGAGCGAGTTCTTGATCTGTTTTAAGTATTCCTGCATATGAATCATGAGGTGCCTCCACTACAAAGCAATTTGAAAGTGACTGTATTTTTGCTTCATTTCCTATACCACTCATTGGCGAACCTTGCGGTACGATATATTTAAAGTCTTTAAGTAAACCATATATCTCATGACGATTCATTGGATTAGGATATTTAGCCTCTATTCTTGCTAGCTCTCCTGCAATTCGTTTATGCATCATACTAGGATTTGTCTCTAGATAGTTTCCATCTTTATCTTGCAAAGCGTATTTATTTAAAAATACACTAGTTGCTAACTCATCACCACCAAAATACTCTAAAGTCTCTGCTCTCGCTTGTTCTGCACTATATGTTTTTGCCATTTTACCCCCTGTTAGCCGTTAATTTCTTTCCACTTAGTTTTTAATAAATTTTTCATATTTGTATTATCGCTTTTTACAGCAGTTTCTAGGGTCATTTCAGATGCATTTTCTACTACTTTTATTTTAGACATTGATGTGTCTATCTTGATTGGGAAAAGTATACCATCTCTCCCTGCTCGGTTTTTTGCAACAAATAGTCTACCGTCCCCTGACGCTTTTTCCATTGGCTTTCGGGATATTGATATTACAACATCTGCAACCATGGCCTTACCATATGCTTCTGACATATTTTCTAAACCCACGACTTGTGCATTTGATGCTTCTCTATTAGCTTGGGATGCTGTCCAGATTGGTACCCTCATCTCCATAGCCATATTTCGCAACTCCTCATAAATAAGTTTAAGTTCATGCCTCAATGAGTCATATTTTCTAGTAGATCTCATGATATCAGCATAATCAATGATGATTAAATGAGGAGTAAATGATTTCATCATCAACTTTTCAATATGATTCCTGAGTGTTATTACCGACGCTGATCCCGTTGGATACTCTTTAATAATTAATCTACCAAAACTTTCTTTTTCGTAAAAATTAAGAATTTCTTCTTTTTTCTCTATGACATCACTTGAGTTAATAGAACATAAATTACTATCATATCTTGTACCCACAATTGTTTCTGATAATTCAAAAGTATAGTGAATAACATTTTTACCTCTTCGAAGTGCAGCAGCACCCATTGCTACTAACCAGTGTGATTTACCCGCACCTGTCGGAGCTGTGACAACACCAATTTCACCTTTGCCTAACCCACCATTCAACACTGATTTTTTATCTAAATGAGGTATACCTGTCGGGCATGCCGATCTGTTTTCTTTAAGAAAACGAGCTTCATAATCATTAAAGAAATCATGCCCTAGTGACGATGGATTCCCTCTAGATATTGCTTCTTTCATAATACCTACAACAGACTCATATTGTTCAGATGCGATAGCCTTAACAGACTCCTCTAGTGCTTCCTTTAGTGCTTGCTTTTTACAAAAGTCAAGTGACTTATCTTTAACATAATGCAGATCACCTGCATCAGGGTTTGCTTTGATTCTCATTAGATATTCTATTATTTGATCTCTAAGGATTATATCTGTGCCTTCCCTTAATTCTTCTTTAATCATCGTTACAATTAGTTGCATCGTTGGAAAAGTTTTATAGTGGTTATAGAAATCAAAATATTTTTGTGCTAAATACTCAAGATATCGTACATCAAAGTATTTAGGCGTCATGACTTCTAGCATTTGTGCTGCCCATCTATGATCATTTAACAAAGACTGAAATATTTTTTCTTGAAATTGTTTTCCGTATTTTGAAAAGTATTGTGGTTGTGCGTTCATCATTGGTTACCTTTATTTAATTTATTGATTTTAAATGTTAAGAATCCTTTTTCAACATTTAAGTTTTGTATTCCATTTTTTAATAATAATCTCATCATTCCCATTTTATCAATTTTTTCATCATCATTTTCAATTATGTTGTTAACTTTTATTATCTGTTGATGTGATAAATTTTGCATATCTAAAAGAACTAGTCTCCAGTTTCTTCTAATTGTATCTGCGTTGTCCAGAATGCTTCTGAACGCCTTTAATTCTTTTTCTTGATATTTACCATTGCATGATTCTAAAAGCTGATCTATAGTACATTCCTGATCACTTTGAAATTCACTGAAATGTTTTGCTAGAGTTTTAAATCCCACGCCAGGTGCTCCCTTAATATTGTCTGATTGGTCACCAACAATGCACTTCGCAAGGCAAAAGTTATTAGGATGTATATCATATCTATTTATTACTTTTTGTTTGTCAACTAGTGCTTTTAGTGTTGGTGACCAGATGCGCGTCTTGTCATTAATTAACTGATAAAAATCATGATCTGAAGAAATAATTAATTTTATATCATCAGCTAGTTTATAAGTTGACATATAACCTATGACATCATCAGCTTCGCAATCTTCTACATAAATTTGCTTGATAGGAAGTTTTGACATAAGATTTATAAGCAGCTTAAGTTGAAAATTCCTGTTTTGAATAGAATCAGGAATATCTTCATAGTATCTATTCATTCTTTGAGGCCGACTCTTCTTTTTATAATCGCTATATAAATCACGCTTTCTTTTAGATCCTCCACCCTCCCAAACAATTACTGTCCTATCAGGTTTAAATTTTTCAACTTTGTCTATGACTGTATAATAAAATCCAACAATACCACCTATTTGCTCACCATTTGCATTCATTGCAGGGTGAGCTGTATAGTGTCTAGTAAATAAATTAAGACCGTCAACTATTAGTGTTTTTTCCATCTTAATCCTCCGGGTCAAATACCTCTAATTCATCTGACAATGCACGTACTTCTTCATATGATTCCGGATCTAGCTTAAAGCTATTTGGATCGCCCATTATTTTAACCATTGCCTTTTCTAAAAGTGCTTCAACATAAGGTTTGTATTCTTTATGTGTTATTATATCATTAAACTCTTTCTTTCTAAACTTCTTTTCAATAATAACCTCACCTGTTTCAAGTTCTGTAACAGTGAGTGTCTTCCACTGACCTGATCCTGCAACATGCACGTCATACTCTCCGCATGTATCAGATCCGTGTTTTCTTAAAACATCAAATACCTCCTCGTGTTCAACAATTCCTTTACCAAAATGTATCTGGAAGTTTGCAGTTCTAAAGGGAGGTGCGACCTTACACTTGATTGTTTTTGCTGATACATTAATTCCGATTACATCGTCCCCTTCTTTGATTTGTTGGCCGGCCCCCAGCTTAATTCGTATAGACGAGTGAAAAGGTATTGCCTTGCCTCCGGGGGTAGTAGTAGGATCTCCATACATAACCCCTATTTTTGTACGTATTTGATTCAGTATAACGAAAAGTGTATTTGTTTGGCCAATTACACCTGTAATCTTTCTCATTCCTTTTGATATAGCACGTGCTTGTAAACCTATCGACTCTTTATCATAATCACCGAGTAATTCTGCTTTTGGTGAAGATGCAGCAACAGAGTCCCATATAATAGTTACCGGTATATCTTTGTCCAGCGCTTTTGCTTTAAGAATTGTCTTTTCAGCAATGCTTAGTACCTCTTCTGTGCAATGTGTATCAACATACACAAATCTTGTTGACACATCGACACCTAGCATGCCTAAGTTTTCTACAGATGTTGCGTTTTCAGTATCTATGTAGACCACAATACCATCAGACTTTTGTGTACTTCTTGCAATCTGAGTTGCTATGTGACTCTTGCCAATCGATGGTGGTCCAAATATTTCTACAATCCTACCTTCTGGAAGTCCACCGCCTCTTCGATTGGAGCAGATATAGTCTAGAAGTCTAGATCCTGTACTAATCCAGCGCTTTACTGTGGTTGGTGCTTCATCTTCAGATAAGTTGTATGCAACTCTTGATCCACTCTCCCTGTTCAGCGATTTGATTAAATCAGCTGTAAAATTATCTTTAGCCATGTTACCTCTCTTGAAATATTAACATTAATATTGTAATGCATCAAGTTCATTTTTACATGCTAAAAATAAAAAAAAGCACACCAATTGGTGTGCTTTATAAAAAAGACATAAATGTCTATTTAGTCAATCAAATCTGCAAATGCATCATCAATATTACTGTACGACTTTTGTGTTGATTTTCCAAATTGAGACGTCGGGTTTACAGTTTCTGTTTTATTTCCAGATGTTCCCCACTCCTCTTCTTCTTTTTCATCATCACCTGCTAACCAATCATTGACGATTTTACTTAGCTCATCATACGACTTGCAACTAAAAATATCTAGAACGTTTGGAATATTTCCGCTCCATTCTTTGATATCCGATTTATCCTTAGAAAGAGGCGTTGCTTTACCTCGAGGCATTACTTCAGTAGTCGCCCACTGCTGTCCAGGACTTTTTGTACAAATTACTTTGACATCTCGTCCTTCCTTTGGATCTGTAATATCACCATAATCTTCATCAAGCATAATACCTAATAGTTTTTGATATACGGTTTTTCCAAATCCCCAGAGTTGCACACCCTTATCTTCTTCTCCTCTGACGATAACTGCTGCATAGCATCTCATCTTTGGATAAAGTTTCTTAGCCAACTCATAGCTCTCTTTTGTTCCATCATCTCGAAGCTTTGTGATAAGCTCTTGAATTGGATCTTTCTTTCCGAATTGATATGGTGCCAATAGTCCTCTTTGACCTGGAATATTGTAATAGAACATCAGTTCTTTGAACGGTTGTCCATCATTATCTGGAAAAGAAAGCAAGCGAACTGTTGATTCCTCACCTTCAGTGGGTTTCCACATTGTGGATTGACTTCTTGAATTACCTTGAAGTTTTTCTAATTTACGCTTAATTGCGTCAAAATCGATAGGCATTTATTATCTCCTTTTAAAATTTAACTTGCAACGCTTATTTGTTAAGGTGCAAATTAATAATAATGCGATATTAATAAATCTACAATATTTTTATAAAAATAATTTAATATTTTGCGCCATATCCTACTTTGCGCATCTTTTCTAAATCATGCTTACTTCCTGACAATGGTCCGGTATAACCGCCACCTCCGCCTAGGGAGCCGGCTACTGTTGACATTTCATCAACATCTTGCTCTTCATTTTTTTCATCTTCATCTTCATCAATCATGCTATAAGCACTTATAGCTGTCGGAATAATTCTAATTAGCTGGGCTACTTCTCTAAGCTCTGCTTCATGAATTCTAAGCTGCTTTTTAAAAATCTTTCTAATGCTAGCTTCTGCAACAAGTGTCTTTTCAATTTCTTTCATTTCTTCATCCTCTGATTCTTCATCGATTTCTTCAATTGCTTTTTTAGCACCGGTATAAATTGAAAACATGCTATCGGCTGAATACCTAGGAGATCCTGAATACCCTGATGTGGAAATATTTCTTGGATTCAGTATTGGGCTTGGACCGCCCCCTACAAATCCTGCTCCCATTTTAAGTCTATTCTTATTTGAACTTCCTGATGTAACACTCATTAGCTATGTCTTTCCGTTTTAAAATATGCTGTGTTATTAATTATCGGTTCCACACAAGAAGTTATCGATAAAACATCATTTATTAAGTCTTTTCTAACATCTAAGATTATAGCATCATGTATAACACCTATTAAATTAATACCATGTTCAGGAAGTTTACTTAATAGTTGTTCATAGACTAGACATGAAAAATCAGCTGCAGTAGACTGAATATAATAATTTACCGGTGCATTTTTTGAATATATTTTTCTACCGTAAGCATTTTCAAAGTAACCTTTTTCATCAAACTCTTTAATTACTTTATTTTGCAATGCTTCTACGTCTAGATATTCTCGTATTTTCTTTATATCACTTGTCTTAAGTTTTGTTATTTTTCTAATTTTATGCACACTAGCTCCATATAGAATGGATATCATTGCTAATTTTATATCTTTTCTTTCAATATCACCAACAGCATATCCTAATACATTTGTAAGTAAATGTGAATAAGCATCCTCGACATCAATATTTTTAATCAAAAATAAGTATAAGCGAGGCTCTAAAGATTTAATGTCAATCTCTATTATTGCTCCACCTTGTTGCATTGATTGCAAGTTTTTCCGTTCAGCCTTCTTTAACGTCATTAAATTAAAGCCACGTTCTACACTAGCACGACCGGTTAATATTTTATTATGATTATAAACTAGAGCTCTTTTCTTTTCATCCTTGTATGCAAAATTACACAATCTTTCAAATAGCTTAAGACGATTTGGTAAATGCTTTTTCGAATATTCATCAAAATCAATGGTACCTATATCATCCATCAATTTGATGAATTTGTATTGTATCTTTTGCTTGCCAAGTAATGATCCCCAGCTTATATTTGAAGCTTCTATTTTTAATGTTTTTAACAGCTGCTTATACTTTAAATCAAGTCTTTTGTATTCATTCATTTTTACATATTTCATGAGGCAAATTACACGATCATCTTTCCAGAATGTATCACAATTCGTATCAACACTCTTGCTAATAGTATTGTATGTTATATCACGTGTTAGGCCGGTAATGTTTCTAGATAAAACAATTTTCATAATAACTCCTTTTTTATATTATACAAAAGAAATTATAAATTTTCAACCTTTTAAGCCTTCTGCTACTCTAATTTTGTCTCTAAGCGAATCTGTATCACCTTGATTTGTACAAGTAAGTGTAAGACTAGTACTGAAGTCACCAGGCCCAATATTATGAGTAACATTTGTTACTGTATAAATATTATCTAGTGTAGTACCTGTACCCGTATCAATATATATTTGATTACCTCGTTGTATTACAGGTAAACCCATACAATTTAAAGTAACTGTTGAAGGTATTACTCTTACGTCTTCTTGGTCTACTAGATCAGTTCTTGATGGTGTTCCTGATTTCTTATTGTTTAATGAATTTAAAAGCAATACATTATTAACATCACCGCTAGTACTGCTTTGAAAAGATAGAGATTTAACCGTTGAATTATTACTTCCAAATGTTACATTTGGAAAGTAGTCCTTTATTTTATCTTTAAGATCTTCTGTCGTAATACTTTCTGCGTTAACAACAACTACTTCTTCTTCCCTTTTTTCACCATTTATATCCTGATCTTCAAGCTTTTCTTTTACAAATATAGGTTCAGATCCTACACCTGACTCGCTAATTTTTTCATTGTCAGCAGGCACGCTACCACCTGATATTTTCATTATTCCCAAACCTTCAATAAGCTGTTGATAAAACTTTGCATCGCTGTTAGCAGCTGCTCTTTCGTCATAAACATGTACACGGGTGATATGCTTTGAACCCTGCTCTTTTTCCATTAGATCAAACATAGCAGAATCGTCTTCACCAGAACCAATAGGTGAAAGTGCAGGTACTGTCTCTATTAGCATAGATATATTAGGTATAACAAATTTTGTCTCAACAGCTTGGTCAAGACCGTCAGACTTATATATTTCATCAAGCCTTAAACTCATTCTTTTCTTATTTTCTTCTTTAATTTTCTTTTTTCTATCATTAATATTAGCACAAAATTGTTTTTCAAGTTTTTCTTTTTCACCAGGCTTTTTTGCATCTAAGTACTTAGGTGATTTTTTAAATGCTTCTAAGTCTTCATTATGCTTTTTCAATTCTTCTTTAAACTTTTTAACTTCGCCTTCTGTTGCTGAAAATGTATCTGTCAAACCGTACGCAAAATATTTTGGATCACTAACAAAGTTTTTTTCAACAAGGTTGAACAACGATTTTATTGTTATATTTGCTTTTCTAGCATCTCTTGTATGTCTCTTAAATACTTCTATTAACTTGTTTGAGATTATAGGGAAACTGGCAGTTGTCTTTACCCTGGCTTTGCCTGACTGATTATTAAGAGGATAAAAGAACATTTGAACTTCATCACATCTTCCTGAAGCTGCTAGAGAGTGCCCTACGAAACTCATCAAAAGCTTTCCCAAAGAGACAAATGCTGCCGTATCATCTTCAATGTACATCTTATTAATTAAATCATCTTTCTTGCTAAGAAAAGGATCAGGTGTTTTAAGTAATCCTGACCATGATTTCTTGAGATCTTCAAGCTGTTCTTTTTTTTCTTTGACTTTGTCAGCACTAGGTTTTTGTGGAGGGTTGTACTGTTCAAGTCTCTCTCTCATCTCTTGAACAGTGAAGACTGGCCCAACCGGTCTAGGTCTAGTAAGAAGATCTACTGCGTTTTCAGCGGTTGGTGCTGGAATATTATTAGAAGTTTCTATAAGCCCGTACAACTTTCCGTAAAGAAGTTCAACTATTGATTCTTTTGATAACACATCCTCAGTAAGCGCTCCATCCTCAGGAGTTTCTAGGTACTTTCTAAAATGTTCAAGTAACTCTTTATTAGATGCTTTTGCTGATGCATCAGAGAATCCGGATGCTGCTGCTAGTTCTAGAAACTTATCATGATACACCATAGATGTTCCACTATTTAGTTTTCTCTGATTGACTTTCATTACTTTTCTAATTTCTTTAAGTGAAACCTGCTCTGTACTCTGTCCTGTCTTTTCTAGAATATACTGATTGGCTGCTCGTTCAATAACCGGCCTAAGCACAGACATTTGTGTAGCTAAGCCATTTGCTGCCGATACATTTTTTGCATCATTGGCACCGCCCATGCATGCTAATTTAACATCTATGCTAACTGTATTCCCATCACCTAGGCTGAAGCTTGTTGAAGAGACTGTATAAAGTCCTACGTCACGCAAAGAGTTTAAAAGCCTTCCAAAGTCATTTTTACTATTTATGTCACCTTGCGGGTGTGACCATCCATACTCCATGAATACTTTTGTCATTCCAAACTGCTCTGGTGAAACAAAAGCAGCAACATCCTTAAGTCTTGATCGATCATGAAGCTTAATAGTAAATGATGCAGTTTTAGATTGCAGTAATGCTTGGCCTGCACTGGATATACTTGTTGTTACCTTTTCAAGTGTCAAATACGGAGATATTGGCTCTAGAATTGTATTTCCTGTCATTGTTGATTTATCATTTTTTGATGCACTTTTTCTTACATTAGCATTACTCATAACTTGCGGTGATAAAAATATATCCATACCTGTTACTTGTTTATCATCAACAACTTTAGAGCTAAACGTTTCTAATCCTACAGGAACACTTTTACCTACACCTATATTGTCATCTAGCTCGAACCTATTACCATTTGTACTTTTAACAAACCTCATGAATGTAACATTATTAAATTCATCAATAGTTGCATTACTCGGTGTGATTATATACATGTTTATAAAAGGAACGCATCTAGACATTTCAAGTGGAGGAATTGCATTAAAAAAAAGATTAATCATATCAGCATTTCTGTTTGCAATACTTAAACCTGACGATCTTCCTGATTTTTGTACTAGTCGCTTAAATTCTATTGCACCAAGCGTTGGATTTGAAAATCTATCTGGCATGTCTTTTGGTCGCTGATTAATATACGATCTTTTTAACTGCATTGTAGAGCTTGCTGAATGCCCATATATCTGATTCCCATCTTTGTCTTTTGCAAATACTACTTCATCATTAAGAGGTTCATCATCTGCAGCTAATTCGTTTGTTTTCTTTATATCAACTGAAGCCTCATGAGCATATTGTGCCAGTATTATTGCGATAACGTCCTTTGTACTCATTGGTATAGTTTCATCAGGATTATTGTATGCAGTCATGTCATCAGTCTGCGTTGTTATAAAGCGCTGGTTTGATAATTTGCTTCTACCTGCTCGTGCAACAGGACCCGGCTCGAATACAACAGAAAAATAGCTTTCTGCTTCTTGGGGCAAGTTCAAAGAAAATGCTCGTTCAGACATGATATCTTTTAAAAAATACCCGCCTGTCGTGGTGTCAAGTAGTGTTTTTTTCATTGCAATAAGTTGTTCTTGATCTTCAGCTGTAAATTCATTACTTACAGAAGAAAAGATATCGCTACTTGTTCCTTTCATTCCTTTGTAGTATCTACTTAAATCAGTCACAAGCTTTCTAGTTGTATGCATTCTTAAATAGTAATCTTTGAGGGATTGACTCATAAAATTACCCCGTATGCATCGGAAGCATTTGTTGGTATTCTAATAACTGTACCCGGAGGACATTGTAATCCCCAGCCAATTCCAGATGCGGCTGCTATTATCCACCATAAACTAGAATCACCATAAGCTATACCTGCAATATGATCAAGTCGCTGCCCTTGTTCTAATAAAATTGTTGTATAAGATATCGTACCATTTTCAATAGCTTGATATATCTTATAAGTTCTGGCATGACTAATAGCACGATTCTCAAAAATCCTCTTTGAAAATGTGTATCTACTTTCTGACATTATTCACCCTTTATTTTAGTAGCTCTAAAACCACTTCTAGCTGCATTTTTATAGGCAAACTCTGAGCCTAAACCATTATCGTCATGTGGATCTCCTGCAACATGTCTCATTATTTCCCCGACATTATAAAGTGGTGCACGGTTGAAGCCTGAGTGATCCATTCCTGGTGGAATATCATGAATAACGTTGAGATTAAGACTTATTTCTACACCTTTTGGTGCACGAGCATTCCAGTCTGTTTCCCAAGCAAAAGAATCATTTAACCAGTCAAAAGTTACACCATCAAGTACACCTGCCAGACCTCGTCCTTTTGTTGTATCGTATGCCCTGACAATAGGATTGTTTTCACTGAGCATAAATTGTTTTGACTTTGATGACATAAGCTTGTCAGCACCTGCGTCCACAGCTTCTGTACCTACACCTGCAGCAATTGCTGCCTCTCTTGCAACATTTTGAATTAAACCTGCAGCTGATGATACACTAATAAAAGACGGTAAAACAAATCTATTGAACATTGATGAAGGGTTAGCGAATAAATCTTCATGATATACTAAAAACTTTTTCATAAAAAGATTAGCAGGAGCTGCAAAATCTATAACTTGAACTTCGTAAGCAGTTCTTGCTGCATTAAAATCAGAGCGTTTCATTTCCTTGTAATTGAAATCTTTAACATACGGGTTTTTGCTTGGAATTGCAGTTGGATCACCTATGCTCTTCTTTTCACCAATCAAAACACGTATTGACCTCATGAGATTATATGTCTTGCCATTATCAATACATTTATATCCTTTTGATGTTGGTTTTAAAAAGTGAATGCTAAGTTTACCAAAGCCTTTTGGATTAGGTACTAAGAAGTCTCCAAGCGAAGCAATATTCATTCCTGGCGCTGCTTTAATTAAGCTCTGATCTGGACTAGATAGAGTACTACCAATACGAGAAGCCATAAGTGGATTAACAAAACCATTGTAAAGAAAATTACTTAAAAGATTTTCTGTTGTCTTGCGCGCAACTTCATTTTTTTTGTTTGCAGTAAATTGCATAGGTGACCCATATGCTAAGTAGAAGATAGTCATACCTAGCTCTTCTAGATTTGTATTAAGCTTTTGTGCTAGCCTGAGTCTTCTATTNTGNCCTTTGTTGAATATACCTCGTCCTTCAGTTAAACCGCCTGCTAAACTGCCTACTTCTTGGACTTTTTGAATTACTGTATCTTCATCCCCTATTCCAAATATTCTTGATAGATTAAATTTTGAATAATTTGACTTAATGACATCACCAACTCTCATTCTTACGATTGGGCTGGCGCCAAGTACCTGACTAAAAGGCTGTGTGAACTTATTTTGCCCAGATACTACTTTTGTTCCTTGAGTCCACTGTGGGTAAAATAGTGTTGTTAGTTTATTAATCTTATACCACATCATATCATAATCTTCGCGTGAAGTTGATATCAATGTAAAACTAACACCTACAGTTCGCGTTGTTCCCTTATAAACCTGGACGGGATCCATGCGACCGTAACCAGATACTGCATCATAGCTTGGTTTAATGGAATCTGAGAGTTTACTTAAGAAAGCGTGAAATGCTATTATCTCGTTAGTTCTTAAATCTTGTATGTAAAAAGGTACGTACTCTGCATCTAGTCTATCCTCAAGTCGCTTAACGACATCTTCAGGTATTCTATTAAAAGATCCGTCTTGGGATATATCTAAATATGTGTTATTAATAAGTTCTGTTCCGAGAAGCCCTTTTAGCGGATTAGTTCCGACAGTGAGTGTCGACATGCGTGTGACTGTCCTTACAATGTTTTTTGGCAGCATATACATAGAAGGAACTGAATTAGACTCCCATGCTAGCGTTAAAGGTGATCTTCCATTTGCAGCTCTGCTTTTAGATACCCTAGTACCCGGACCATCAGGCAAAGAATCAACATCAAAAACACCAACTGCATCCTGAAATTTATTATAATTCTTACTACCTCCGGATCTTCTTAGATACATGTCTCCAATAATAGCACAAACATTCATAAAGCCTAAAACTTTACTTGTCTTAAGTGCTCTGAGTGTAGCTGCTATGTTCTCAGTAGTAAAATCAACTTGTGCCGCGTTTAATGATCCAAATAGAGAACCGTGTGCACCGGACATTGATTTCATTATTGAGCTAGCAACTGCCATCCAAAAACCATCGTTTTGCCCAATATTATCAGTCAAACTAACTTTTTCTACATTTTCGTTTTCTTTTCCAAATAAAACAACTAATCCTGATTCTACACAATTGTCATACGGGTATAATGTATCAGATAACAGAGTTTTTCTTACAAAGTCTACCTTGTCAGATATAGAAGGACGATATCTTCCATAAGCATGAGGCCCCGGTCCTTCATATTTTACCTCAATTGATGATCTCTCTGCACCAGTATTTGATTGAAATTTCAAGCCTGAAAGACTTTGTATTGTATCAAGAAAAGTCTTAGTAACTTTTACAAGTGCAACAATTGCTGCAGCTGTTTGTATCTTTGTGATCTTAGAATTAGGAGATGTAAATGGCATTGCAGAATTATAAGTTGATCCAAAACTTTTAATGTTATTTGCATTAGGGTCATTAGGAACTATATAACCCTTACCCTCTCTAGTTGATCTACCAAGTCTACCATGCGTTGGAAATCCTTTTGCATTCATTGCCCTAAGTGTCGATATATCTCTCTTAACATAGCCTTCTTCACTAAAATTGTTAATCATAGCAGAATTACTGTCTTTAATTTCAGATTCTAAATCATTAATGCCTGCACTATCGCCAGGAGAATCACCGTTGTCAAATCCAGTTGACTTTAAAAGCAAGCTTGCACCTATTTCTTTTAAATTTGACAACGTGACCCTGTTGATGTTTTTTTCAAAATGTCCCATCTTTATTTGGCTTGTAACAGTCCCAGTTTTTGTAGGCGAAGATGGGTTTTCTAAATCTGTGACTGACGTATTTTTAGGTACAAATGCATTGCCGTTTATAGTATTGCTAAAACGATTGTAATTTTTAAGTATATTTTGTGTAGACTTTACAATGATGTTATCCTCGCCTGGAGGATTCACCAAAGTTTCGCCGTAACTGTTGCCTACTTTACCTTCAATATCTTGTAAGTTTAATCTTGCTGTTCCCGGCGCACCTGTCTTATCTACAATGTCTTGCAGTGTATGTTCATCACTGTAATGTTTTGCACTATCAGAGTACATGTTTAACTGAGTATACCCTTCTGAACCTTGAGGAGTAAAGACATTTTCTGCGCCTTGCTCATCAGGTGTAACTAAAGCATCACCTCGAGCTGTAGGAGCAGCTCTCTCGTTCCCAGGTTTGATCTTAAATTCATTAGAAGATTGATCTACTATAAAACTAAGGTAGTCACCTAAAAGTCCTGCAGATTCATCATCTAAATCAAGAAATGGCTTATTTAAGCCAGGTTCAACACCTAAGTCATCGCCCTCTTGTATAGCGTCGCCTCCAGTGTCTATGTTGTAGCTTATCGAATCTTGTGTAACCCCAAGATGGTTTGTCAAAAAGTCTTTAAGTGTCTTTCTCGTTGTCATCAGATTTCTCATCAAAAGTTTGGTCTATAATATCTATCACATTCTCTCTAAACTCTGTACTCTCTATCATTTTTTTCATGATATCATAAAGTCCATCAAAGTTTTTAGCTGTCTCATTGCAAACTTTCTTTACTTCTACTTGCTCTTCTTCATTAAGTTCCCATTCTTGGAAAAACTCTTCTAAATGCTTTATTAAATTATCACTCATTATTATGCTGCTCCGCCTACTTCATCAGTAAGGACTGTTGGGATTTGCCTACCATTAACTTCTTTTGTGGTTACAGCGTTAAACAAAACATCGTCATTAACTGTTGCTGCTACATTTAAGTTGATTACACTGCCTGCATCAATTTTTGCAACAATCTTATCGGCTAGTCTGCCTATGCCTTCGGTAATTTTAGTAAGTACATTGTCTCTTTCTTTTTTAATGAATATCTGTTGTTGTTCAATTTGATCAAGTTTATTCATTGTTGCGTCGTTTACAACAGTATTTACTGTCGCTGTTAACTGTGGGTCGCTTGTTATACCCGATAGTTGTGTTGACACTTCACTAATTAAGTCAGGAGAAATAAAGTCATCAACTGTCAGTCCCACTTGACCTTTAAGTGATGTACCTACAGGCGATGTCAAAGAATCGACATCCAGCTTTATCATATTTTCTCTAAACTTCTCAGCGCCTTCCAAGCCTGCGCTAGCAAACATTGTTGCTAGTTTTCCTGAATCTTCTTGACCTGCCTTCACAATTCCTTCC